TAAAATGTGTATCAAAATCACTTGAGCGCATATTGTAAATGATATCCAAATTTCCTCTTCGAATCATAAATTGATAGTAGACACTGCAAGGAATTCTCTTCTGTCTCCAATGTTGTGAGTCATCCGGAAAATTAACATGAATTAATGCTTGTCGTGTATCTGGATTTTCATTTAATTCTTTGATGACTCGGTCAAGCTGTTGGCAAAAATTGATTCTTTCATTATAAGTGTATTCAAATTTGCCATCAACTAAGAATGGTTCCCAAGTTTCTTTTCTCAGTAACCAAGCATCTCCAGGATTTGCAAAACTTGGTGATACTCTTTCACTAAATTCTTTATTGCACCATTCCAAGTTTTCAGTGCAATCATCTTTATCTGAAGAATCTAGAATTGAAAATGTGTAATTTTGCACTTCGAGTGTGTCATAAGCCGGATCATTCTTGACATTTTTATTTTGCATGGTTTCTGGATGTACCAAAATACCCATCTCCATAATGTCTCGTTCAATCTCGTTTATGGCTTCTTTCATATTTTTGAATATTCTACCCATTTGATCCTCTTTTAATATTTACTTCTTATTCTAAATTTGTTGACTTCATTTTTCTTGAAGTAAAGGTTAAAGATATCTGCATCGGTCATATTACTCATAAACTTCAAAACACCATACATCTTGGCCCAAGTTCTTTTTAGATAACCTTCGAACTTCGGCTTATCTGTGAGCATCTGTGTTTGTTTCCAAGGTTTATTTTTTAAACAATTACACATTAACCCTAATTGATAAACTACATCCCATTCATTTTCAACTTTTTCTGCTTCAGGTACGATGTTGTAATCATACCCTGCTATAATTGAAAGTTCAGTTAAGAAATGTAGAGCATCAATCAACTCTTCAGTATAATGTTTTTCATATTGGTCAAGTAATTCTTTATCGTCTGGATTAACTTCGGACATTGCTAGAATAGCTTCTCGGGCTTCGGCAAGTTCCTCAGTAACTCTCCAGGAAAAATCCTTTATCCATTTTTGTCCATTAGCAGTGTTGATGTTGTCTTTTTCTTCTAACAAAGAGCCCATATTTTCAATGTCTTTATATTTTTGAGCAACTGCCATTTGCTTTGCAAATATTGCTTCCCAAATATTTTTTGGAACTTCCTCTATTAATTCAAAATCATTTATGTTCATTTTCTTTTACGAAACTTTCTAAAACGTCTAACCAATTATCTTGTGTTGTATCTAATTTGATTTTTCGCATTGACGTTTTGTTGTAAAATATGTTGTATCTTTGTTTTAATGTTATAAGATCATCTAATTTTATATGCTCATCGCCGCGTTCTAAAAATCTTTTTTTCAAGACTTCTAAATCGGTGTCGAGATAAACATACAAAAAGTTGTGTTTTGCACATTCATTATCTAAATCTAAAATCTGCTCGCTATCCATTTCATCGTGATTTCTTAAATATGAATAGACAGCTTGGCTTGGAAAGAATCTATCAAGAATTAATGGAATACTTCCTTCTTGAGTTTCGTAAATTCTTAGGACTTCATAGTATTGTGAATAAATCTTTTGGTCGGGATAACTTACAGGTTTGTATAAATTTTTAATCAGATATCCATCATGCAAACGTTTACAAATCTTTTCAATAGCAAATCCCTTACCTGCTAAATCTGGGCCTTCTATTATTAGGACTGGCATATTGCTCCAATATCGCATTTATTTTGTTCTTTTCAAATAACGGGTACTCCTCACTCGTTAGAAAATAGAAAATAAAAATTTACGGCGGTGAATTATTATTTTGTTGTTTTGGGTTTTGCAACCTTGGGAACTGCTACACCAGCTTCTTTACAATATCTTTCGATAGCTTTGGGATTTGGGCCGCATTGCTTTGAAGCTTCAAGTAATGAAGTTCCATTTTTCACTAATTCAACTGCTTTTGCTTTTACTTCTTCTGTGTATTTTGACATTTTCCACCTTTAACCTTGTTTATTCTTTTTTAATTACTCTAAAATCTATATAATTTTATAGTAAATGTAAACAAAAATTACCCAAGAATCAATTTTTTCGATATTGGAGCAATTTCGCTTGAAAACGTTGAATGGCAGAACAGGCATTTATAGAGGTATTTTCCTGCTCTAAATGTCACGTTTCCTTCTTCATCAACCAGGGTTATCGATTTCTCCTCCCCTAAGTATTGATATTCTCCGTTTCCCTTACAATCAGGTTTTATACACTTAATTTTGTGTTTTTGGTCTGTCATGGTGATAGTAAATTTTCTAAATAATTATATTTTCTGTTATTATTCATAAAATAGTTTTTTTAATTTAACTTTTAATGGATCTCGGTTGACGATAAATTCTTCATCATTTTCAGTATATACAAAATCCTTTAAAACTGCAAAAGAAGTCATCTCAACAAATTCTTCGCGATAGACCTCTTCCTTAAAAGGGATTTCATTTTTTTTGAATTCTTCATTGAATTTTTCAACCCATGACATATCAACTTCCTCAAACTTTTGAAGCTGGTTATCATCGGTTAATAATGCTAAGACTAATTTGCTCATGGTTTTTATTGTTGTTTAAGTTGTTGATTTTCTGTTAGTGAAGCTAAAATTTGCATATCAATTTCTTTTCTAATTTCTTCTTGCATCTGTTTTACAAGTTCCGTTTCAACTTCAGCACCCATAAAATGTGTATTTATTTCTCTTTCAATAACTTCATCAGGAACAACTTCGTATCCTATATTTTTCATCAATTTTTTTACAGGATCTTTAAACACTTCTACTGTTTCTGTTGAAGGTTCATCAGGAATATCTGTCTTCCAAACAGCTTTTAATTTTATTGGTTTTGCTGTCACGGGAACACTGACAAGTTCAAGATTAATTTCAGGAATTTGTTCTTTTTCTAATTTCATAGCCTATTTTCTTCATCAATTTTTCTACCGGATCTAAAATTTCATCCTCTAAAACAACTGCATTTTTATCTGCGGGCAAAACCGTTGCAGTAACATACATTGGAACATACGGTGCATATACATATCCAGGTGTTAAATATTCTTCTCCCTTATGCCCTACTAAAATCTTTACATTTTTGAAATACTTTGGATTTAATTCTTTAACTTTGTTGTAATCTTTCAGAACTTTTTCAAAAACTCTTTTGGGATAAACTCTGCTATTTCTATTTATCATAACCAATCTTCTGTATTAGTTTATCTACTTTAGTAGGAACTTCATACCCAATTTTCTTCATTAGTTTTTCTATGGTATTTAGAAGAGAATCATTATAAAAGTGAACAACACGACCGTCGGGGTATAATCCTGTTTCTATTAAAGTTTCTTGATTTATTGCTGTAGTGGAATTTCTCATACGACGTTATTTTTCTTCTATGCCTTTTTGTTTTTATTCTTTCATACTAAATCTTTGTATCTATTTGCATTGCGACCAACCACAACTTGGACAGGTTGGGCATCCTCCTTCTTGACGTCTTAATGGTTCATGGCCACACGATGGGCAAGCTTCACCTGTAACAAGTTTTCCATTTGTATAATGTTTTAGAGCTCTTGAAATTGATCTTGCAAATGACATCATATCACCTTCAACCTTTTCTAGTTGGTGAACTACAAACTCAATATCAGCACCATGTCTTAAGGCTGTAGATGTCATTCTTGTTAAAGCTTCTTCATCTTCGTTGAGTTTAGAAACAATATTGTCGAGAATTACTTCTTTATTATAAGTCAATTGGTATTGACCTCTTTTTACTTTTGAAATTATACCATACTCTATATTTTCGGTAACTTGAGTATCTTTTCCAGCAAACACTTCATAAGGATCACCTTCCAAACAACTAACTAAAACATAGTATTTTTTTCCTTTGACAGTTATATGATGAACGTCACATAACATACTTTCAGGTCTTTTGGGGGCTGTAGATTTTTGAATTCTGTTCAGAGAAGATTTTTCGATAATAACCCCAGATCGACTATTTTTTCTATAGACGGTAATCCCTTTGCATCCCGATTCCCAGGCTTCCATATAGATATTAGAAATGTCATTTTCTGTAGCATCCTCTGGGAGGTTGATTGTGCTACTGATTGCATGGTCTATATGTTTTTGAGCTTCAGATTGAAGCTTGATTCTATTTTTCCAATTTAAGTCTTCTGCACAATAACCATACCAAGGAGATTTCTTAATGTCGGTTTCACCAGTAATTTTCATCCAAACATCTACTTTGGGATGATAGACTTTAAATTCTTGCCAACTATCTCCATTTTGATCTACAAAATCAATTCTTGCTGATTTGTCTGATTGCATTATCTTTTTTCGTCTGATAGATTCAATAAAGAATAGAGGTTCAATACCAGATGTTGTTTGAGATAAAATTGACGTTGTGCCCGTTGGAGCAGTAGTTAGGACAGCTATATTCCTTCTACCATATTTTTTCATATCCTCATAAAGCTCAGGATATTCCTTTGCAATTCTATTCAAGAAAGGGTTATCTTTTTCTAATTCATGTTTCCAAACAGGAAATGTACCTAATTCTTTTGCCAGATCGACTGATGAACGATAACATCCCCATTTCATTGTCTTATATATTTTACTGACCATTCGAATTGATTCATCATTGCCATAATCAATACCTAAAGCTGCCAATGTATCTCCAACGGCGGTTGGGCCGGTGCCTGTTCTTCGGCCATTTACACAAGCTTCTTTAATTTTTTTCCATAGTTCAAGTTCGCGATATTTAATATCTTCTGCTTCAGGATCTTTTTCTATTTTATCTATAATTCGGTCGACACTTTCAATTTCAGCATCAATAATATCATCTGCAAATCTTTGTGCTATTCTACAATCTTCATAAAATCCATCAAAATCGAAGAATGCATTTTTTGTAAAGGGGTTTTTAACGTATGTATAAAGATTAATAACAAGTAATCTACAACTATCATACGGTGATAAGGGAATTTCACTACAAGGATTTGTTACTTCTGTTTCAAATCCATATTTTGCATAACAGTCTGCAGGACTTTCCTTGATAATTCTATCCCAAAATAAAATTCCTGGCTCAGCAGATTTATGTGCACCTGAAATAATCAAATTCCAAACTTCTTTTGCATTTTGGGATTGTGCTTGTTGTGGTTTTTCAGAATCCAATGGCCATTGAAGTGTATAGTTGTGTTTGTTTTTTACTGCATTCAAAAACTTGTCAGTTAATTTAACTGAAATATTTGCACCCGTAATTTTTTTAAGATCCAATTTTGATAGGATAAAATCTTTAATCTGGGGATGATGAACTGAGCAACTTAACATCAAAGCCCCTCTCCGACCATCTTGACCAACTTCTCTAATTGTATTGGAAAATCGTTCCATAAAAGGAACAATTCCGGTTGAAGTTCTTGAAGAATTGTGTGTTGTAGAACCTTTCGGTCTTAAGTTGCCAATATCGGTTCCTACTCCACCCCGTCTTTTGCAAATTTGAACTAATTCTTCGTCTGTTTTTAAAATTCCACCATAAGAATCTACTGGAGATGCCACTCCAAAACAATTACTCAAAGTCAAAAAAAGATGTTTGTTTCCTAAGCCATACATTACACTACCTTGGGGAATAATCCTATCAAAATTCTTCAAGTAGTTGTAGATTTCATCTTCTGTTAATGGATTTTTGAATTTATTTTTTTCTATTCTAGCTAATTCCCTGGCCATTCGACGATGCATATCATCAGGGGTAAGTTCTTCAAGATTGCCCTCCACATCACGCAACGCATATTTATCTAAAAAACTTTTTGCTGCTAATTCATTTCCTTTAAAATATTCTAACGTACTTTTTTTGGCTTCTTCTTCAGTTATTTTAGGTTTTTCCACTAATTTTCTCCGAATATATTTTTTCCATTAATACATCTACAACGTCATTTTCTGATATATTATTAATTTGTGCTTCTAATTTATTTTGCTTTTCCAATTCTTCTTGAGAAAGTACAACATATTTTGGGTAGACACATTCTATATGAGTGTGTTGGGTTGAGGGAATGACTAAAATTTCTAATTCCGGATATTTATTTCCCAAGTTTTCGCTCATTCCTTTTTTTAATCGCTCGATCAAAGAACTAGCTTCACTATTTCCAATATTGGACACGTTAATATAGAAAGCTAGTAAAATCATACATTATTAAGATCACCATAAAAGTCTTTTGAGGTTCTACTTCTTGATTCTTCTTTAATCCTTTGTGCATGTTCTTTTATAGATTCGGTTGAATTTTCTTTTAATGGTGCACCCCCCAAGATTGATTTATTTGTCCAACCTTCTCCTTGAAATTGAACCATTGAACCACTTACTATTCTAACTAAATTTTTACTATTGCATTGAGGACAAAAAGCAAGACGCAAAAATTCCGCTTCTTGTTCTTCTGCTTCCGAAATTGATTGCCAAAATTCTTCAATGATATTTTTGCAATCTTTACATTGATACTCATAGATGGGCATTTTTATTATCTTCCAAAATTATGTTGTTGATTCCTACCAATGAACTTCTTTTTGCTGCTTCTGTTTCAATATATTTTGTTGCTATAGTTCTTACAGTATTTTTATACTGTTCGTAAACTCTTTGAGCAATCTCTATTCTTTTTTGTTCGTCGATATTATAATCCCTAAGAACTACTTCTATAATTTCCTTGAGATTGATGACATCATATAAACCTTTCGTACTCATTTTTACTCCCAAATAATTATAAAATCACAGCTTAATTTATTACAGATTGCTGTTTCTCTGTCCAAATCTTCAAAAACTTGCTTATCGTGATATTTCTCATAAACTTCATATACAGTATTTGTTTCTGGGCAATAACCATCTGCAATATATTTTCCAATTCTAAATTGTCTTTGAATCTTACAATTATCTTTAATTTCTTGTTCATTAAGTAATTGGGTTTCATGCTTTCCCACGCTCCAACAATGACCCGATTCAATATGTTTTTTTAAAGCAACTTCTCTTAAAGAATCTTTATGTTTTTCAGTAAGCTTTCTACCTTTACGAAGGATTCGCATTTTTAATTTAGTTTCTTCAGTAGGTTTTTCAGTTCCGTTTTTTCTTCTAGTAATCCAACTTTTTTGATTTGAAACATTTCCATTTTTCCTCCTAGCTTCCCAAATCTTATAACCTTTTCCAGGATTTTTCCAACCACCGAAATTTTTATCAGTACCATTTTTTCGCCTAGTTTCCCAAGATTTTTTAACTTGTTCAGAATTTAACCCTGTTTTAATTCCTAATTTTATTTTTGTCTGAACTCCTTTTTTAACTATTTCAGACAAATTTAATCCTTTCTTAAGTTTGGTTTTCAAAGCCCTCTTTCCAAGTCCTGGGCACTTCCATCCCTTATCTGTTCCATTAGTTCTGCGATTTTTCCAAATAAGTCCTGAGTTTATCACTTATTTTCACCGATTCCTGTTTTCATATTACACTACCTTTTGATTTTTTAAACTCTTCGTATTTCTTTTTGTTATGATTTTGAGTTTCTGTAGTTGCTATGCTATTGAGAGAGGAGATAGCAGCATTAAGTTCTTCCATGCTTTCAAATGGTTTTTGAGTTTCAATTTTAAAGTTTTTGAGATTCATGATAATTGGAATAACAATACCGTCTCTGCCTGCTCTATTTTTTGCAACAAATAATCGTCCAGTGTTCTTTATTCGATCTTCCATTTTTCTTGAAAGTGTAATAATCACATCTGAAACAGCCGCTTTTGCAAATGACTCTGAAATTGATTCAAGACTAATGATGTCATTGTTTGCACCAGATCGATTAACTTGGCTTGCTGTCCAAATTGGAATTTTTAACTCTCCTGCTAGTCCTCTTAAATCTTCGTAAATGCCTTCCAACTCAAATCTTTTTTGGTCATATTTTTGAGCAGGTTTTAATAAGTCAGCATAGTCAATAATTAGTTCATCAGGGATAAATCCTGTTTGATGCATTTTATCAAGATGAAGTTTCAAGTGATTGACAGTGGCTTTTTTCGTTGGATAAAACTTAATCATCAAATTGTCTTTGATGCCCAGCTTTTTCAATTTCATTTTCACGACATCAGACATATTGGGTATATCTTCTTGGGGTACTCCTGTGAACATTGTGTCATACCTCAATCCAACTTGATGTTCATAAAGTTCTAAAGTATAATGAATGACTTTAAGTTTTTGTTGAACTGCATGCTTAGCCATTGTGCAAAGAATCCAAGATTTTCCAAAACCTGGGCCTGAAATAACAACTCCCAACTCACCTTTAGATAAACCTCCATTAAGGATTTCATCTAAATGCACCAAGCCTGTTGATACTGGCATTCGTTTCATTAGGTTGATTCTACTTTCTAGAGAAAAATCTTCCCAATAATTGTGGCCGATGTTTGATTCTTCGCCCGCCTTTAAAGCATCGCCAACTATTTTGTAGATTTCATCATACTTGCCCTTCTCCCAACAATCAATAGAAGTATAAAGAGCTGTCTTCATTTTTTGATTTCTGCAAAATTTAATTGCTTCATCTTTAATGAATTTTGTATCATTAACTGCAGCCTTTTTGATCGTTTTGATAATTTCATGAATCTGCATTTTCAAAACTTCATCACATTCAAGCTGTGTTAGTGATACCTCTAAATTTTCTATAGTTGGTGGAATTTTGTATTTTTCAAAGTATGTTTGAATTTCCTTATAGATGGTTTCATGGGGCTTTGAATCAAAAAACGCCAATTCAAGAATGTCAAAAATTCGCTCAAAGAATTTTGAGTCAATTAACAATGACTGCAAAACCTTCGTTTGAAAGTGGGATCCAAAACGAGAAAAATTTTCTTTATTTTGATTGCTCATTAATCTCTTTTCTACATTGATATTTTGTAATTATTGCTCTAATAAAAAGAATAATTGGAAATGTTAATGTACAAAACAATACCCATAATAACCTGAAAATACCTGTGATTGATTCTTTTATACTTGTTACATAAAAAGAAGATAATTTTTTTACAAAATCCTTGAAATCAAATATCATGTTTTCATAAATCGACATTTTATCTAAGTTTGTAACACAATTTCTAATTTTACCATTATCAATAATAAGATTTGTTTTATCTATACTAAGAGGATTTTTTTTCATAAGTATTTAATGGTGTAAAAATCTGATTCCAATAATCAAAATTTTGAATTTGTTTAAAAGCTTGATCTTGCATAAACAAAAGTCTTAATTGAAATGGCTTAAAAATCGGATTTTGATTCAATGCATCTTTTACTTTTTCTAACCCTTCAGTGCTAAATGTATGCTCAAGTAATTGCATAACTTGCCAATTCTTTTTGAGTCGTTCTTGTTCATCAAGAATATTTTTGTAAAACTTGCTGCCTGAAATATTGGCTTGACAGAATTCAAAAATCTTATCAAGGTCTACTTTTACCGGATCTATCAAAAATGGAAATAGCTTGTTTATAGTCTTTATTCCAACACCTTTGATTCCTGGAACGTTATCAGAAGAGTCTCCTTGAATAGTTTTAATCATGATCCAGTTGGCAGGAAAACATTTGTATTCTTTGAGCATGTGTTCAACATCAATAATTTCTTTTTTGATTGGTCTATAAACTGAAACTTTATCAGTAACAAGTTGAAAATAGTCTTTATCAGAACTTACTATGATCTTGTGTTGATCCAGCCACATATATTGGCAATGTAACCAATGACATCATCTGCTTCCATAAAATCTACTTCAACTTGAAATACAGGTAGAGTTTCAAGATACTCTTTTACTCGATAAAGTTGCTTTCTAAAGCTCTCCCATTCTGCTTCTGGTGTTTCCCATTGGAAAGTTCTGTTGAGCGATTTTTTAACATCCCTATCTTTTTTATACTCACCAAGTATTTCTTTCCTTTTCTTTGAAGAATGTTTTCCCTCCCAACAAAATACTATTTTAGTAGGATGGAACAATTCAACAATACCTTTGATAGATTGCATCATTCCCCACATGCCTCCACTATGATTACCATCTGGAGTTGCTGTATTTAATACGGCAAATGATCTAATAAACATATTCATTGAATCAATTAACAAAATTCTTTCAGACCATTTTTCCTTAATTTCTATATCGTTTTTTGTTGCTTCTGCAATTTGTTTTTCTATATCAGTCATATTATGTCACAAATTCAATAATGTCTGAGTAATAACTAGCTTTTTCTTGAGCTTCACTGACATTATTAATTCTAGCCCTTAATAGTTTAAAATCATTGTTAGTTGCTATTTTATTTTTTAATGAATCATTTTCTACAGCATTTTGATGCCAATAATCACTATCACATTCAATTAATAAATTTCCAATACACCCATCAAATATTTTTCCGTCAAGATGAAATTGCCTTTTAATTTTTCTATGTAATATTGACTCAATTATATTAAAAAACAAAATTTCAGATTTTGAAACAGAAGCATGATAAGTTCCATTTTTTATCATTGTATTAATTCTTTTTTGCTTTGAAAAATTTGAATGATGCTTTCCATAAAAAGAATTATTTTCCGTTGTCCAATCCCGTTCTGTATTAACTATGGATATTTCACATGACCGACTACAAAATCTTTTATTTCTTTTATTAATTCTAGATTTGCATTTTAAACAGAACCTGATTCCTTTACAAATATTAAAATGCCTATTAAAATTTGAGAAGCTAATTGAAAAATTGCATTTTGGACAAATTTTGTGATTAACTATCATTCTTCTGTAATTGTTTTTTTGATCATGCGACCTTCTTTATCATATTCATATTCTTCAACAGTTTTTCTTGGGGTATTTACACCTGGGACTGTTGGTATTTGTTTTGGTTGTGGTGGCCAAGTCCAAGTTTGATTATTTGGTTCTCCAAAATATTTTATATAACTTGGGCATGTTCGACAAGCCATTGTACCTGCTAATGAGCAACAACATACTAGTGGCATTATTTTTCCTCCTCTACAGTAATTATTTCAACTAACTGTCCATTACTATCATATTTGTATTCTTCAGTTGTAGTATGAGTTTTTGTGCCATCTTCTTCAACTACGGTTTTCAGAAACTTGGCTATTATGATTATATTCAAATTTTTCAGTTCTTTTAAACATTTTATTTTTCCTTAAAGTAGTCTACTATTCCCTTTACAAAAGTTAGACTGATCACTGGGAGAATTCCGCCTATCATGAACATTACAAATCGTAATGACCAAGGGGATGTACTCAATGCTAGCAAATCTAAAATTGACTTAAGTGATTCAGGACTTGTATTAATATAAGTGTGATACATATTTCCTACAATCTGTAAAGCACTCAATACAAAAAAGATAGACCATATTGTAAATTTATTGAGTTTATTAAGTGTAACCAAAGCAACTAATGATGACATAGAAGCTAATTCAATAGAAACTGAAATAGCCACTGCCATTGCATAACTATTGGACGTAGCAAATAAAGAAATTAAGTGCATCATTGAAATAAAAGAAATAGCCAGAGGTGGTGCAATAAAAGCAAAAAAGATTATTTTTTCTCGTTTTGTTTTGAAGAATGCATTTGATTCAGTTTCAGGAAAATCTTTTCTTATTTCTATTATGTTACCTTTACTTATTTCAGGATCTATTATTGTTGCATTTTCTAATGGATCAGATTTTGTATTTGCTGTTCCTAAAACTTCACTTTCTTGTAATTGTACTGGTTGTTCTGGCATTTCTTTATTCTCTACGTCCAAAAATTGGACATTATTGCTTCCTTTTTCTTGATTTATTCCTACTTTGCTTATCATCTTTCTTTCTTAAATAGTGGGGTAAGTCATCATCTTCTAGTTGATTGAGTTCTTCAAAATGCATCAAAGCCATAATATTAAATGCAACTCCTGCAAGATGATCTTCGTCTCCATAACCTGCTAAAAATTTATATAAATGCCTAAGACCAGAATCAACAAACCGATGAAATGGAATTCCCCCTTTTTCCCAGTTTCTATCATAATATTTTATTGCGCCTTTTTCCATCCATTTTGCAATTCTATCAATAAAAAATGGGGAAACTAAATCATATCGACCTTTTCCTGTTGATGGTTCTCTAAGAGCTTTACCTTTACCAAAAACCATTCTTTTTCCAGAATCAGTCATTCCATCTTGACCAACTGGTTTAATATAAGGTTTTTCTTTTTGTGGTGATCTATTTAATCCTCCACGTTTTTCGATACCTTCGGGGAGTAACTTAGCCATTATGAAACATCCCCCGTTTCTAATGCAGTTTCTTCTGCAGGTGGGACTTCTAATTCATCGAATGTTGGTGTACAATTTGAATAATCAATTGAATTTGAGGAGATAACCATTTGTCTAACATATTCTCTGACATTTGGATCAGAAATTAATTTTCTCCAATCAGCCTTTTTAAATTCGACTTCTGGAAAACTTTTGCCTTCTTCAAATTTGACTTCCTCGAATTTTGCCTCTGATAAATCTTCTGGAAGTTGAATTGTATACTTTTGTTTTGTTGGTCTTGCAATTTTACCTCTAAGAATCAAATTTTCCATCCAACTAGACTCATCATCAATTCCTTTATCAAAATAAATATCAAACGTACATTTTCTTTGTGGTGGTGCTATTTTATTCTTTTTTGTTTGGGCTTGAACTGTAACACCAATCACTGCATCATCTTTTTTGATATCTGATAACTTAGTTAAACGAATTCTAACTGATGAATGGAAAGGAACTGCATTACCGCCTGGTGCTGTCCATTTATCACCGAAGCCAAATCCAATATTAGCACGAAGTTGATTGGTGAATAGCAAGAGAACATCTTCTCTTCCAATAAACTGAGTGATTTTTCTCATAGCTTTAGAAATTGCCAAAGCCTTAGCAGTGCCATATCCTTCTTTATCAAATGATCCTTCTAATTCTTCTGTTGAAGGTGTTGATGCTATTGAATCCCAAACAATCGTAATGAAGTCTTTGTTTCCAAGTTCTCTAATTTTCTTAATTGTAGATTCAATTGTATCAAATACTTTTTCAACTGTACCAGCTGATACATAAACTAGTTTGTGAACATTGGCTTTGTCTGCTTCTTTTCCTACTTTCAAACCCATCTTTACAAGTAAGCTAATATCAGTAGAATTTTCTTCATCAAAAAGAATAGGAATTCCACCCGCTTTTTGTGTATTAATCAAAACTTGATTTGCAACTAATGATTTTCCTGCACTTGTATTGCCGGTTAATTCAACTAATCTACGAACAGGAACCCCACCTTGAGGCCATTTCCCGTTTGTAATAACTGTATCAAGTATTGTGCTACCTGTTGAAATTAACCTTGTAATATCTGTTGGAGCTTCTTGTTCACCTAATAAAAACGCTCGATCTCCAATACTCTTTGACATATTTTTGATAAGGGCATCACTTAAAGAAGTTCTATCACCCAAATTACTCAAGGCATCTTCAGCCGAAACTACTCGTCTTGCCATAATTATTCTCTTAAAATATAAGTTGTGGAAAACCAATCTCTAAAAGTTAGATTAATTCCCCACAACTAAGTTTATTTGCCGTTTACTTGTTTTTGATTTGTTCAAACATTTCATTGAGTTCAGATAAATCCTCAGTTGCTTCATCATCAACTTCAGCAACAGGAGCTTCAGCTTGAGCTGTTTCAGATTTATCACCCTCTGCTACAAATGCATCTAATGCTTGTTTGATCTCATCAGTAGACATCTTGGTAAAGGCGTCAAAGACATTTGGACAATTCATAATTAAATCTTTTGCAACCTTTGTGTCTAAACTTAGACCGGAAGGATTTGCAGCAGGTCTAACTTGAACCTGTCCATAGATGAACTGCGGAGTTGGAGCTGTGGCAAGAACTTTAATATCTCTACCCTTAATTGGATCACTTATATCACCATATTCAGGGTCAATGAACAATTGAGCAATTGCAGTATAAGTATTTTTACCTATACCCCAGAATTTAACACCTTCTGTTTCTTGACTTCGAACCAAAACTGGAATATAAACTCGTAGTCTTGATTTTAATCTTTTCCACAAAGCAAAATTCTTATCATTTTTTTCTTGAACCAAATATGAACCATATTCACAGATAGGACATTTCTCTGTTGAATTTACAGAACGTGGACAAATAATAGATTTTACTGGCCCAATGTCATAGTGAAAATATAATTCATTGAAAGGATCTGGCCCATGCTTATATGGAATTATCCGTAACTGAACTTCTTGACCGCGTGGTGGTCTAAAAATTAGTGTTTGTTTTTTTGTTTGATTAGTCATTGCATCGAGTTTAGCTTTCACTGAACTCATAACTTTATTATCGACTGGCATGAAAAATACTCCGAAGGATTTTGTAACGTATTAAACTAGATTTGAATTACGCTACTAAGTTATTATTTATTAATTATTAGGGAAGTAACCGATTGAAGTAATATAAATATATACTAATTTTTTTTTAAGTAAACAAATTCCGATAAAAAATAAAATTATTTTTAAAGAAGTTGTTCTGACTCACTTTCGAAAACTTAGCACTTGCTCTTTTGTTAAAAATTATTCCATGAATATCTAATCCTTGAGTAGTATTCATTTTGAAAGGCCCTGCAGAAGTCCTTAAGTATGTAATTAAGTTATGTTTTTTACTTAATCTCTTAAAGATATCTATCTCCATGTAGATGTAATGATATTTCGAAGTTTCAATCAATTCTTTGTTCGGCGTAGCAAAAATAAAAATATCTGCTTCAGAAAATTTCAAAATTAATTCTTCAGGGTTGCTGACATGTTCTAATGTATGAAAGCATGTTGCTATTGATTTTGGAGGAAAGCCTTTAAAATTATCGGGATGAACATACGTAATTCCAACTTCATCCATTAAGTTTTTGAAGTCTTTCACTTCAACCAAAATCTTTTCTTTGCATTCAGGAAGTAGTGCCAAAAAAGGAGAAGCACCACCACCAAAATCAATTACAGTATCTTCGGGTTCAATTATTGAGTTGATAAAATTAGCATATTCAACATCGAATCCTGGTTTTTCATAAGGAGGATTAAGTCTTACAGCACCATATCCTGGAGCATCTGTAATGATTGTTTTGTTATCTTCTCTATCACTCTTAAGTTTTATTCGCTCTTCATAATTTTCTTTTAAGAACTTTACCTTTGCTTTGAATGACTCAGGAGTGTTCAATCCATCATAAGCTACTAGATCAGTGAAAGATTCATAATTAGTATTTTCCCAATTGCATCGTTTTCTTAAGATGCGATAAAATTCATCTTCAGAATTTCTTGCAAGTTTGATTTCATCACTAATTATTTTTACTTCTTTAAACTCTTCCATTAGATATCGTACCCCATTCTTCTCATGATAACTTCGATAGGATCTATAATTTTTGGGATAAAATTTGGTGGAGATACTTTTAAATTATTACTACCCATATTAAGTGGCATTATTCCTTCAGAAAATTCTGTTTCAGCATATCTAGCTATAATTCCCCTTCTAGGAATAAAACTAGGATCAATAATCGGTACAGTTGGCATTAATGTCAGAAAATAAAATATTTTATTTGTTGCTATTTTATTTAATTCATCAGTAACTACATCAAATAATTGATCAAGTATTTCTCTTTTAGAATAATCAAGTGAATCAACAAATGAACATCTTAATTTTTTTCTACTTGCACAAATTAAAGGTTTTTGTATTAGTTCTAAATCTTCTAAAATAGTTATTACAAAAGTAGGACCAGGTGCTCGATCATATTTAAACCTAACTTTATCAGGATTATTATGAAAATAAATAAAAAGATTGTCTGTAAAATCAATACAATCTTCAAATCCAGGAGTCTTGATTATTTTTACAGGTACATAGTCCATTAATTATTCTGTGTTGTAGATTTAATTTTTATCTCACATTCATGACAATATAAACCTGAAGCATAATGAGGTTCTGGATCACCGTCGTGATATAATCCGATGTGTTTGTAGCCAGCACCATCAAAAATTATGTTTTGACAACTATGAAAAAAGCTTCCAGTACAAGGAGTTTGTGAATGAACAATCTTATTGCAATCTTCACAACACTGAACAGACCTTCCTGTTGAATGGCCTGGTGCCCACCACTCATCCATCCAGTTAGAAATTTTTTCGTGTTTGCATTCTCTTTGTAAGTCTTCAATTTCTTTTTTATGTTTCTCGCATAAATCTTCAATTTTTGACATCTGGTTCCTCTCTCATTATAGCTAGAACTTCTATCTCTCTCATTATCAAATGTTTTTTACCATCAAGAGTTATTTCAAGCCCGGTGTATTTGTTGAAAAGTACCTTGTCTCCGTTCTTAACACTTAAAGGTAAAATAACTTGGGGATTGCCTATTAACTGACCAGGGCCTACAGCTACAACAGTACCTACATTTTTTTGTTCTCGAGCACTTAAAGGTATAATCAAACCAGCTTCAGTTTCTTCTAACTCAGGATCTGGTAAAACAATGATTTTATCGTATAACGGTTCTAATCTCATATTGGCTCCTTTATTAGGTGTAATTCTACACCAGCTTCTTGAAACATTTGTTCTGTTAATTTAAAATCTTCTACCCATCTTGGATTCTCGTTATAGGGAGCAACACATCTTGTTATTCCTGCTTGAATAACTAATCCTGCACAAGGAGAACATGACATGAAGGGATAAGTATAAAGAGTGCATCCGGTTAAGTCTTTTTTAGCAGCAATAATAGCATTGCGTTCACAATGAACAATCATCTTATATTTCAATTCTCGATTTTGTAGTCTTTCTTCGGTGTCCATAACTCTACGTGGCAAACCATTAAATCCCAAACTTATAACATATCGACTATGATCAACAATTACAGCTCCAGTTTTTGTGCTGGGATCCTTAGACCAATCTGATACAAATTTTGCTAGTTGAAGATATCGCAAATGCCATTTCATTTCATGTTCTAGACTCATACCATCTCCTTGATAAGTTTCAAATCTTTTAGGGTATCTTTAAGTTCTACAGAATTTCTATCTACAAAAATAAACACTGAATATTGTCCATGAAAATTATGCTTGGATGTAATATATGTAGCATCAGTACGACCTTTAATTAAATCCCTAACCATATCAAGACAATATTGGTCTTGGTGAAATGGTGTTTGCCAATCATCTATACAAATGATAGGTTTATTTTGCAACCGTAAAACTTGAGTAACCTCTTCTCTCAAAGGTTTCGGATTAGCTGTTTGATGGTCATGTGCATCTAAATAAAATAAACAATTATCTGATATTGTAAACTCATTTGTATCAATTTTTGTTTTAAGCCACTCTGCTGAATTTGCACAAGCAACTTCTACATTAATATGATTTTGAACTTTGATTGGAAGAAATTGATCTATATATTTTTGATGATATTCAACTTCATAAAGTCGATATTTTCCTCTCGTTCCTTTGCTTTGTACTCCAACATTGAATTCATCACCGTAAAGTTTACAGAAAATGTGTTGCATAATCATGAGAGTATCACCTTGAAATACTCCTGTTTCGATGAACTTGTTGATGTTGTATTTTTTTATAATGTCTTCTGTGACTATATTAATCATTGCTTACACCGTGCTTCCCACATTTTTCTAACTTCTTCAATTTTATTTTCTAAAATAGCTATTTCGTCTCTATATATGGCTCCAATATCCCAACATTTCTTACACCATACATCAGGATGATCACCACCAAAATCATCTTCATGACCCTCACATTTTGGACAAATATCTTTTCCACAGATCTCACACTGATAAGATCTATAATCTAGTAGTTATTTCTTGCCCACAATAATCACAATATATTTTACTATGTTTAACTTCTTGTGTTACTATTGTTGTTTTAATCACACAATTTTCTTTTCAGTTTAAGTTGAGTCATTTTTACTACATTATCTACAGCAACTTTGCCATACAATCTATAAATTTTATCTATAAATTTTGGATTTGTATGATATTTGAGAAATGCTTCATCTCTAAATTTTAGAATTTCTGCTTTACTTAAAGATTCTGTTGCAATTGGATTTGTATCATAAGATAGATAAGCATATTCTGAATAATTTCTTTTCTCATCATTTGTATCATATAAATCTGAACCAGGAAATGCCATTGTTGCATAAGCATTCCATCCTACAGTATTCAACTGAATAGATAAATCTAAAGTCTTCTGCATTGTTTCTAAAGTATCACCAGGTAGCCCAAACATATAGTTACCCATAACTTCTATATCAGCATTAGAAAGTCTTTTTATTACTTCAAAAATATTTACATCTTCAAATTTTCCTTTTGCAGCTTCTAATCTAATTTTTTTATCTCCACTTTCAATACCTAAACAAAGCCATTTTATACCAGCAGTTCTTATTTTAGTTAAAATTTCAGGATTTGAAACTGTGTCTATTCTTGAATATGCCCACATTCTTAAATTTTTTGCATAATCTCTTTTGGCTAATTCTTCAACTAATGGCAAGTAGTATTTTTTGTTCAATAGAAACATTTCATCTACTATTCTGATTGTTTCTACTCCCATACTTGCTAATTTATCAAACTCTTTCAGAATCAATTCAGGTGACCAAAATCTCATTCCGGAATAATGAGAAGCAATTCCAACTTGTTCATTTCCTTTCCTATTAATAAGATTAATCATACAGAAGTGGCAGTGAAATTTACACCCTAAACTTGTTTGAATTGCTGCATATGGGCTTCTCTTTTCTTCTTGATATTCTCCATGCCATAAGGGAGATCTATACAAGTCAAAAGGTTTGTTTTTGTAAGGAAGTAAATCCCAAGCATACCCGGGTAAATCAATATCCATTCTTTCTTGAGTTACTACATCTTCAGGTTCAGTTAAAAATGGTGTTCCATCTTCTAACCGGAAGCCTATTCCTTTGATTTTCTTTAGTCCTTCAAAAGACCAGTCTTCATTTGATAGTAAATTTCTTAGAGCTAAAACACCTTCATTTGGGAATACTATGTCGAAAGCTTCTTCTGATTTTAATACTTCGTAAGGCAGAGCCTGAGCGTATGAACCAATGAGTGCTATAGGCCATTTATTATATTGACTTAAACAATTTGCTAAATCTACTGCACCTTCCATGTTAGCAATTCCTGAACTTACATTCTGCCCGTAAACTACAAAGCATAGTAACTTTGGATTAAGTTCTTCAATTCTTTCTACTACATCTACATAAGAAAGATTTTCTGCTGTAACATCTAAAATATTACAGGTAAATCCAACTGATCTAACAGATTGAGCTAATAGAAGAGACCAAGTTGGTGGTTCTATTGCAGAATATTTGTTAGCTAGTGCTTGATAATTTTTTGTATTGTTTGGAGTAACAAATAGCACATCTATCATGTTTATACTTTCATTTTATCTCTATAGTTGCGGTAAATTTCTGATAAATCTTTTTCAAGTACTCTTTTATACAAAGCATTACTTTGACTTCCTGTAGATTTTATAAGAGGTGTCAAATCTGCTAAAATAAATCCATTTTCATTCATCAGTTCATTGAATTCTTTAAACAATATAGTTCCTTCATAAAGAGGAATATGATTAACCTCAGTGTATATGTAGTCAAATTGGCTCAGTACTTTTTGTGCTCCTTTGATAACATACCACTCATAACCTTGAACATCCATAAAAAGAAGGTTACACTGAGATGTAATTTTCAATACAAATTGATCTACTAAAAAATTATCTAGAGTCCAAACTGGAACTTCGTATTCTTTGTTTGTTACCAATTTGGGATTGTAGTCTGTAGCTACTTTTGAAAATGGTAACAAAGAACTCGAGTTTGAATTATGTGGGCCGCATTCATAAAATTTCTTAATTCCGGTTTTTTCACCAATAGCAACATTGTAATACAAAACATTGGGTGCAAAAACTTTGCTTTTCAATGCTATTTTTTGCTTTGTGGTCTCAAAAGCTTGTGGAACTGGTTCAAAATAAACTTGATAAGGTATTAACAATTTATTAAAAATTTCAACCTGTTCTCCATAAGCAGCTCCAATTTGAACAACACCTTTGATATTTTTTACTACTTCAGGGTTGTCAAATACACAGTGCTTGATTTGTTCTTCTTGTTTATCAAGTCTTTTCTCTTCAAAATTTCTTAAAGTAACCAGATCTTTATTTGCTTCCATGTGATAATATCCTGTCAATTGTGCATTGTGTGCCGGTATTGTTGTTAATTTAATCATCATCCTCTTCATCTTTTGATACGGGGTGTTCCTCTAAATTTGGTAGCATTAAAAATGCATCGATTCTGGCAATTATTGTTTCAACTGATAAACCATTATCATCTAACAATTGATTTCTAGTTCCATTTTCAAAGATGTATTGTTC